CTATACATGGCCAGCGGGTTTAGGAAAGCCTGCTAAACAATTAAGCGGAGTAATTACATTGCCACTAACGACGTTTGATTATGTGGAAGCATGGATTGAATTTACAATTGATGCGCCTACTCCAATTTCACCACCTGCATTTTTGCGTATTTATACAGATGGAACGTATTGGTTAAATCAAGTAAGCGGAACACCATTAATGCAACCTGGATTCAATTGGACTATGAACGAAACAATCGTACCCAAGGTGAAGCAATCCGATTTTCTTATGTATTTGGTTCGTATGTTCAACTTGTTTATCATGCCCGACAAAGACAACCCGAAGAAACTTTATATTGAACCATTCTCGGACTTTTACGATAATTCAAATTACCTTGATTGGACTTCACGTTGGGACGTTGAGAAAGGCTTTGAGGTGGTGCCATGTGGGTACATGAACCCGAAGACGTACAAGTTCAATTACAAGGATGCAGGAGGTTACTTCGAGAAGCGTTACCAAAGTGCGTATCAATCGAGTTACGGTTCACGAACTTACATTAGTTCAAATGAGTTCAGCAATGGTGAGCAATCCGAGGACGTTGGATTTGGCAATAGCGTAATGGTTGGCTTCTCTCCAAGTCCACGTATTTACGCACGTTATTACGACATCGATAATAAAGGAACGGTTAGCGGTGGCGATGTTGAATTGAACGTGAAGCCTGTTACCCCTAACCTTCGTATTCTTTACCACGAGTACATTCCATTTCCGAGCGATACCGAGTTTGTTTTTGAGGGTAACGAATACACTAGTTACCCTTATGCGGGTACTTTGGACAATCCGTACAACCCAACGAAAGATTTGTGTTTTGGAATACCACGGGAATTGTACTACCAATCGGACGAAACAAGCGGAGCGATTTATAGGTACACAAACAACAACCTATTCAATCGTTTTTGGTTGGATTACGTAAAGCTATACACCGACAAAGACGCAAAGAAAGTCAAGTTATTTGTGCAACTTTCGGCAGTTGATATTCTCAACCTTGACTTCCGCAAACCGATTTACATTAACGGCACTTTGTTTTACTTGCTATCGGTAAACGATTACGATGCAAACAGCGACGAAAGTACCTCAATCGAACTTTTAAAGGTGTTGGATTTAGCACCATTTACCCCTACCGTTTTTGAATTAACAAGCGGTACGGGTGCATTTATTTCAGACGAACCTAAACCCCAACTAATAACAGAATAATGGCAGACGTACAAAAGGATATAGTATTACGAGTTAAGAGTGAAACCGACCAAGCTACGGGGCAATTCAAAAACTTAAAGCAGGAATTGCGCTCGATTGAAAACGAGTTGAACAAGATGGCCGAAGCAGGCCAATCGGGAACGGAAGCGTTTAGGAAACTGCAACAAAGAGCAGGGGAGGTTAAAGACCAAGTAGGTGATACCAAGGCAGCGATTAAGGCTTTGTCTTCCGATACCTTCCGCTTGGATGCGTTCGCTCAGGGTGCGCAGGCTATTGCAGGCGGTTTCGCTTCTGCTCAGGGTGCTCTCGCTTTGTTTGGTACGGAAAACAAACAAGTTGAGGAAGCGATTAAGAAAACGCAGGGTGCAATGGCATTGCTTCAAGGGGTAACGGCTATTACCAACGTATTACAAAAAGAAAGTGCGTTGAGGTTAGCGGTTGCAACCACGGCTCAAACGGCATATACCGCAGTTGTTGGAACGTCCACGGGTGCGATGAAGTTGTTTCGTTTAGCGTTAGCATCCACTGGAATCGGTGCGTTGGTTGTTGGTTTGGGTTTATTGATTAGCAATTTTGACGATGTGAAAAAGGTTGTTATGAACCTTTTAAAACCGTTCGATGGAATCATTGCCAAAGTTCGTGACTTTTTGAGCACCATTTCTTTCGGATTGATTGATAACACGGCCACTAAAAGAACCAAAGAGAACGCAGAGCAAGTGGTAGATGCCTTCAATAAAACGAAGGATGCCATGAAGGAAAACGAAAAGGTAATTGAACGCAGAATCGAACTTGCAAAAGCCGAACAAAAAGGTATTAGAGAAATTTACAATTTAGAAAAACAACTTGCAGACCTACGCATTAAGAATTTAAAGATAGAACAAGATGCTTTGAAACTCAAAGAGAAGGCAGGAACTGCAACCGATGACGAAAAGAAACGCATTAAAGAATTAACTACTGAAATTGCAGACGCTACAAATAAGCGGTTAATTCTCGATGCTAACTTCAAAAAAGCGGTTGCAGATGCAAACGCAATCGCAGAGGAAAAAAGACGTGAAAAGGAACGTGAAAACAATACAGCATTTTTCAAAGATTTAGGGGAATTAAAGACAAAGGAAGTAGGGTTAATTCAAAATACTGCAAAAGAGGAAGAGCGTTCATTATTGACTTTAAATGATTTAAAAAAACAGAGTAACGAAGTTGATGCGCAATTAGCGTATGAAAGAAAGCAACATAAAATGGACGAAATTTCCTCAGGGTTGCGCCTTGCATCCATGGGGTTGGATTCATTGATGCAGTTAACAACGGCATTCACAAAGAACACTGAGGAAAGTCAACGCAAAGCATTTAAGATTAACAAATCTTTTCAAATTGCCCAAGCGTTGATTCAAACCTACCAAGCCGTTACGGGTGCGCTAACCGCAGGTGGTAACCCGATCAAGCTTGCAACGGGTGCGCAATTTGTTGAAGCAGGAATCGCACTTACCGCAGGACTTGCAAACGTAGCAAAGATTGCCAAAACCCAATTCGGTGGTGGATCGCAAGGTGCAGGTGGTGCAGGTGGTGGAGTTGGTTCAGTTCCTCAACCTTCTGCAATGGCTACAACTACACCAACGATCGGAAGCACTCAACTGCAATTAGATGCACAGGGTAACCTACAACAAGGTTCAATGAGAACCTACGTACTTGAAACCGATATTTCAGACAAACAAAAACGCTCACAAAGATTACAAAGAACCGCAACCTTAGGAAAATAATATGAATACTTACAATGATTTACCCGTTTACTCGCTTGTAGTAAACGATGACGAAGGAACAGGTGTTGACTTCGTTGCACTCGTTAACGCTCCTGCAATCGAGCGTAACTTCCAAGCATTTAACAACCGTGTGAAGTTCACAGCTAACGAAGACAAAAGGTTGGTTACAGGTCCGTTAATGATACCCGATTCAATGATTTTCAGACGTGACGAAAAGTTTGGGGAGTATTACGTGACTTACACCGCTGAAACGATTAAAAAGATAGCGGAAAAGTTTATGCAAAACCAATACATTTCCAACGTCAACACCGAACACAAAACACCCGTTAAGGACGTGTTTATGATTGAGTCATTTATTACTGACGTTGATCGTGGTATCGGTTCGCCCAAAGGCTTCGAGGATTGCCCCGAAGGTACTTGGTTCGGAACGTACAAAGTGAACAACGAAGACGTATGGAATCAGGTTAAAGACGGAACGTTCAAAGGTTTCAGTGTTGAAGGCGATTTCATTCACGCTCCCTTCCAAGCCTCAAAGCAACTGCCGTTGGAAGTGATTTTGATTGACGAAATTCTTTCAATGCTATAATTTTTTTGTCACTTTTTTTTGCCTTCCCATTTCATAAGTATAAAACTTTTATCACATGGATATTAAAGCTGAATTGCTAAAAATTAAAAGCTATCTGATGTCGGCAGAAGTTACCCCAACCGCCCAAGAGTTCGCCATGTACGACCTTGCAAGTGGTGGTCAAGTATCGATCAACGGTGAAATCGTTGTAGGTGCGGAGGTAATGGTAATCGACGGGGATGGTAACGCTGTTCCTGCTCCAGACGGAGAGCACGAATTGGTTGGTGTTGCTAAGATCAAAACCGAAGCGGGGAAGATCGTTGAGATCATGCCTATCGAAGAAGAGCCTACAATCGAAGTAGAAATCGAAGCAGGCGAAAAGAAAGAGGAAATGGCCGAAGCCGAAATGATGCCCGACCACGCTAAGGAAATGGAATCAATGAGCGAGCGCATTACCAAGTTAGAGGGTATGATTGCCGACATGATGACTCGCATGGATGGAATGGGTAAAGCTACCGAAGCCATGTCCGCTGTTGTTGAAGAAGTAGCAAGCCGACCAACTGCCGAGGTTTCAAAGCCTGTTGCTTTCACCTACATCAATCCAAAGAACAAACAATCAGACAAATTTTCAAATCTTTTAAACGCATTAAAATAAACAAAAATGAGTTACAATTTAGCTGGGTTAAGTACTTATACTAATCAACAAACCCTACCCCTAATCACCAAGTCGTTATTCAACGCACGCACCATTTCTTTGATCAACAAGCAAGTTGGTGTGAAGTATGTTTCTGCTTTGAACTTGTTAGACACTACAACTGCCTTCACTTATGGCAATACTTGCGGTTTCAATGGTTCAGGAAACACAACCGATTTCACACAACGCAACTTGACTGCGGTTCACGTGAAGGTTCACGAAGCAATGTGCCCAAAGGCTTTGGAACAGTATTGGATGCAAACCCAATTAACTGCTGGTTCAATGCCTACAACTATT